CTACCAAAGAGGCTCCTGCCCGAATTCCTTTTTCGCGCGCCGCTGCGCCCGCCGGATGGAGCCGGGAGACAGCATCTCCCGCACGTGGTTGAACACGGCCCAGTCGAGCGCAGCCCGCGTGTACCAAAGATTGATGAACGGCGAGTTGTTCAGAGCGAAGTAGAAGGCGTTGCTGCCCACGTCCACGTCGCCGTGCACGAGCTGGTTGACCATCTCCACGGCGTCGAACCCCGCGCCAAGACCAGGTCCGAGCGCGGTTCCCGCCAGTCCGCCGCCGAAACGGTTGACTTCTGATAAAAAGAAATCTCCATAAATCCCGGCCCCGCCGCCCTGCGCGGCAGCGGCCAGCCAGGTGCCGATCCGGCGGGGATCCTTTGGCGATCGCCCCTTGGCCATGTCTTTGGCGCTCATGGACGCGTAGCCGAGGACCAGCGTCGCGGCGATGAAGTGCGTGAAGCCGGGCAGATCGAATCCCCGACCATTGCGCGCCCAGCGCCGCCCGGAGAGGATGCGCTGCGTGAACGCGATGGGAAAGCTCTTGAACTGTGCCACGAAGCGGACCACTTCGCCCAAAACCGACCCCGGCCTGGTTCCCTGCACCAGCACGGCCCGCGTGCGCTCATCCGGCTCCAGCACGGCGTAGCGCGTCTCGTCGGCGAAGAACCCGGCCAGGTCGGTCTCCAGCCGCTCCCGGGCCTTCTTGCGGTACATGGGCAGGGCGTCCTCGCGCACGCCGTCGGGCAGGAGCGCGTCCAAGGCCTCATCCGTCAGCAACCGCACGTTTTCCGGCAGCACGTACCAGCGCCCCTCCGGCCCCTTGCGGGCGATGCCGCGCATCAGCTCCCAATGCGCCTCGCCGAAGCCGTGGTGTTCCAGCACTCCGCGCAGATCCGCTCCCAGCTCGCCCCACGCCCGTCCCCGCGCCTCGGCCAGGTGATTGGAGAGCATGATGGAGTACCCGGCCTTGAGGTTCTCGGTCCACCAGGTCATGCCGGACGCCTTGAAAAACCAGTTCTGCACCCGCTGCATGGTGCCGGGGATGGAATCCTGGGCGTCCCAGCGCATGGTCATGTCCTGGAGCATGCCGTCGATCATGGTGCCCAGGCTCCTGGCCAGCGCGCGTTGCTCCTCGCTCCCGCGTCCCTTGAGCAGCGCTCCCACGCCGTCCAGGTAGGCCTCGAACAGGTTCTTCCCCGCCACCCGGGCGCTCATGGCGTAGGTGGCCAGGTCGTTGAACTGCGAGAGCAGCACTCCGCCGAGCTTGGCCATGCTCTGCACGGCGCGAATCCCGGCCCCGATCCGGGCGGCGGTCACGTTTTCCGGGATGAACGTCTCCCCGGTCAGCTCGCCCAGCAGATTGCGGATCCTGCCGCGCCCCAGGCCGCTGCTCCAGGCCCGGTTCAGCCTCTCAATGCGTCTTGTCTTCTCTGCGGGGGGCAGATCCGCCAGACGCACGGCCCGCTTGCGGTCTTCAATGACGGCCACCAGCATGGCCTCGGGGTTGGGCCCCAGGCGCTCCATGAGCGCGGCCTTGCGGGCCGAGAGGTCCAGATGCTCCAGCACGCCGGTGAGCACATTGCCCCGGCCGAAGCGGTGCTGATACTCCAGGGCGGCCTCGGCGTCCTTGAAATGCAGCACGCGGTGCCGTCCCTGGGCGCGCGCCAGGTTGCGCGGTCCCAGGAACTCCCCGCGCTGCGCGGGCCGGACCCTCCGGTCCCTGCCGGTGACGATGTTTTGATAAATCTCGCCCAGCGTCTCCCGGACCTGCTCGTCGTCCAGCCCCGGCAGGCTTTGCTCCCGGTCCAGGCGCGGCAGGACGAAATCGACCCAGCGGTCCTCGCCGCCCGTGCCCAGGGCGCGCATCTTGCCGACGTCATGGCTCTGCGGAACCCAGCCGCCCAGCTTGCCGATGTTCGCCCCGGCTTCGTTGAGCCGCATCCGGGACCGCTCGGCCGCCTCGGAGAGCTTTCCGGCGGCCCAGGCCGCGTCCGCGTCCCCGGTCCGGCCGGGCACGCCGTCCTTGCGCAGCTCCACCATCTCGCGGACCACGTTGTCCATGAATTCCCGGTCGCCGGAAAGCAGCCGCACCACATGGGGCCGCTCGGCCAGCTCGTTCATCAGCTGGCCGCACCAGCGGTCGCGGATGCCCGAGAGCGTGCGGGAAACCGAGGCCCGCGCCCCGGCCGCCCGCTTGTGCGAGCCGCCGAGCACGCCCATGATCGCCTCCACCGTGTCCACGCCCTGGGCCTCCAGCCCGGAGATCTGCGTCTCGATCTCGCGCCGCCGCAGGATGTTCAGGGCCGCGTGCCGACGCTTCAACGCCGCATTGATGCGCGCCTCCTCGGCCTGCCGGGCCGCGAACTCCGCGAGCTGCGCCTCGGCGCGGTCCAGCGTGCCCCGCGCGCGCAGGCGGCGCGCCTCCTGCTGCATGCCCTCCACCAGCTCCTCGGCCTCGCGCCTGGTCAATCCATGCTCCTGGGCCCTTGCCACGCAGGCGTCCAGCTTGGCCATCTACTCCGCCTCCTTCAGCACGCATTCCACGAGGGACAGCCCCGCGTCCTCATAGCGCTCCGTGCGTTCCACGGCCTCGCGGGCCTCGCGCAGCTCCTCCAGCTCGTCCGTGCGCAATTCGCCGCGTCCTTCCAGCCCGTCCACCTCGGTCTGGCGGCGCTCGTCCAGCAGCGCGGACTCCTCGGACGCTTCCCGGACCGAGCGCCCGGCGAGAACCGGCTCTTCGGCCGTGTCCCAGTTGACTTCCCTGTTCGCCTGTCCTATATTTCCTTCAGTCGCTCCGCTTGCCCCACGGGATAAAACGTCACCATGCGGCCGGGTTGAGGCTCCCGTGACGGTATCCGCGAGACCTACACGACTGGTCTCGCGGGACGCAAGCAGGGCGGCTTTTTCTTTGGGCCAGGCCTTTTTGGAAAACGGATACGGACTGCCCTCGTTGGCCACGTGGCTGGTGAGCAGATGCGGTCGCCCGTCCGATCCGGTGAACATCCGGGCCACGTGGATGACCTTGTGGCCGTTCTCCCCCCGGACCACCCAGGTCCAATTCGCCCCCCCTCGTTTCATGGTCCGTTCCACAGGCAGGAATTCCCGCACCACATGGGGAAAATCGAGCAGGTCCGCCCGCGTCACGGCCTTGCTCCCGGCAACCGGCGCGGCCTCGCCGTGCTCGTAGATAATCTTGGCCAGGCCATACTCCAGATCACGCTTGATGCGCCCCTTGTCCAGGCGTCCCGCGCCCTTGTCCACCACGATCTCGGCCCAGGCCGGGTCCAGGGCTTCGGCCAGGGCCGAGCGCAGCACGGCCTCGTTGTTGGCCGAGGGGTTCAGCGGCGCGAACAGCGCGTCATCATAAACCCTGCCCACGGCCCGCATTTCCTCCAGCAGCCGCGCTCCCTCGGGAGTGTCCAGCACGGGCCGCACGTCCACGGGCCGCCTCTCGGCCAGGTCGCCCACGGCCTTGTCCAGGGCCCGCCCCGCCGTGGTCCGTTCGGGCAGGGTCGCCCGCTGCCGGGCCCTGCGCCGTTCCAGCGCATGTCCGACGCCGCCGGCGGCTCCGCCCAGCAATGCCCCAAACAGAATATCGTTGGCCGCGTCCTCCCAGCCCACGTCCTCGCCCCGGCGCGCCAGGTCCGGCAAGATCAGCGCGTCCGAAACAGCCGCCCCGGCCATGCCCTCCAGGGCGCTCCAGCCCATGCGCGCGGCCAGCGTGGTCCCCTTGCCCGCCACGCCCAGCGGCAGCAGGTTCACGGGGTCGGGCAGGTTGCCGAGCAGTTCGGCCCCGAATCCGAGCACCGAGCGCAAACCCGCCGGGGAGCGCTGGATGACCTGGTCCCGGGCCCGCCGCCGATCGTACTCCTCGGCCAGGATGCGGGCCCGCACCGGCGTCATCTGCCGGGTGTAGGCGATGCCCGGCCGGTACCATTCCGACTGTTTCCAACTCTCCTCGGGCACGATCCGATCTGGATACAGAGGTTCCTGCTCCTCCCGCGCCGCGCGGGTGCGCAGCGGGTCCAGCAGGAAGCGCCCCTCGGGTCGCAGATCCCAGCCTTTTCCCGGCGTGTAGACCTCCCCGTAGGCCTCGCGCTCGGCCTTGGCCGTGCGCAGCTCGTCTCCCCGCATCCGGGGCAGCGTATAGTCGAGGCCGCGCGAAAACTTCGCTCCCAGATATTCTCCCAGCGAGGGCTCCAGCGAGTTGGTGGAAGTGGCCACGTCCAGGGCGGTCTCGCGTTCGATCTCGGGCGTCCGGAACATCTTATCCTCCCTGGGGCAGTGCGGCCCGGAAATATGTGCCGTCCCGGCCCGTCACGGCGCGGCCGGTCGCGGGGTTGAGCAGCACGAAGCCCTCGCCGTCCGGGGCGTTGACCCAGACGCCGCGCTCTTCGATGACCCGGATCCGCTCCCGCCAGTCCGCTTCGGGCAGCAGCTCGCGCTGCCAGCCGAGAAAATCCGCCACGTGCGCGCGCTGCTCGCGCAGGCTGGCCTCCAGCGCCTCGATGTCCACCCGCTGGCGGGGGAAGAAGCACGCGGCCAGATCCTCCTCGTCCAGCACGCCGAGATGGCGGTCGAACGCGGCCAAGCCGTCCTCACCGGCCATGCGCACGGCGTTGCCCATGGCGTCCTGGGTTCGGCGCACGAAGTTCTGATAGGCCGCATTGTACGGTTGCCTGCGGGCCACGCTCTCCAGGGCGCGCAGCAGCTCGCTGCCTTCCAGCATTCCCGAGATGTCGGAGGGCGTCAGGTCGCTCTTGGGCAGATCCTCGGGCCGGGCCGTGATCGCGGCCAGGATCGTGCGGGCGTCGTTGCCCGCACCAGGATCCGCGTCCAGCACGCTCTGGGCGATCTGCGCGGTGGCCGGGGCCTTGATCTCGGCCAGGGCCATGCCCTTGCGCGGCCCCAGCGCGTCCAGGCTCCGCAGCAACTCCAGCTTGCCGTCCACGTCCGCGCGCTGCCAGCGGTCCGCAAGGGCCTCCCGCTGGGCGCCCGGCAGCAGACTGCCGGGCCTGCCGGTCAGCTCCCGCTGCATGGCCAGGGAGCGTTCCAGAACCCGCATGCCGCCGTCCGCACCGGCTCCCGCCTCCCCCAGCTCCCGGCCCGCCTCGCGCAGGGCCCAGGCCGCGGGGTCGGCTTCGAACTCCTTGACCCTCTCCGCCAGGCCCTTGCGGGCCAGATCATACCGCTCCATCGCCTCGGACGCCCCGTCCTGGGATTGCGGCCGCAGCCGCTCCAGCCGAGCCGCCTGTTCGGCAAAGGGCACCAGTTCGCCGTCGTCGCGGCGTTCGCCCTCCCGCAGAAAGGCGTGCACCTCCCGGGCCTGGCTCACGCTGCGGCCGACCCGGGCGGCCCGCTCCGCGTACTGCTCGCCCAGCCCGGCGTACTCCGCCAGCAGGTCGGTCAGCCCCTCGGGCTCCCCGCCCGTGGACGCCGCATACGCCCGGGCGTCCTCGATGCGCCCCTCCAGGATCACGGCCCGCGTCGCCGCGCGCTTTTCCGCGAGGCGCTGCTGCTCCAGCCGGGCGGCCCTGGCCTGGGCTTCGCGCACGCGGATTTCGGTTTCGATCTTGTCGCGCATGCCCCTGCCCGTGGCCGCGTCCAAGAGCGGCGGGCCGTCTTGCGGGGCGGCCAGATTCGCGAGCATCTTGAGCGCCGCCTGGGGATCGCGGGCCGACGCGGAAAGCAGGGCCGAGGACAGGGCCGCGTCCTGGGCCTGGCGCGCCAGCAGGGCGGCGCGCTCCGGGGGATAGCTGGCCGCCAGGTCGTCCGCGTGCTGCCGGATCCGTTCCAGGACTTCGGGCATGTCGTTCGGGTTGGCCGCCGCGAAATTCACGAGCTCCATGCCCGCCAGCTTGAAGGAATCCGCCTTCTGCGCGTCGCGCTGCCGGGCGACGTAGTCCAGGGCCCTGGCCATGCCCCGTTCCTCGCGGTCCGCGAGCAGGCGCAGCGCGTCCTCCCGGGCGTCCGCGTTCCATTCGAAATTCCGGTCGATCTCGCTCCGTCTCGCTTCGTAGAATTTCCGGGCCTCATCGGCCACGCTGAAGCGGTCCTCGCCGTTGCGCGCGGCCCAGCCGTCCTCGAAGGTCAGCTCGTCCCTCCCCAACACGCTGAAGGTCTCGCGGATCTGCGTGCGCGCCTGGTCCGCGCGCTGCTCCTCGGCGAGGCGTTCCCGCTCCTGGGCCTGGCGTTCCGTCTCCCGGCGCTGCTGGGTCAGCATCTCGCGGCCCGTCTGGGCGAGCTGCGCCCCGGCGTCGCCGAGACCGTCGAACGGGGCCGCCGCCTCCTTGGGGCTGACATGGCCGCCGGGCCGGGCCAGTCCCACGCGCCCCAGGTCCAGGGGCATATCCCCGGTTCCGCCCCCGCCGTATCCGGCATAGCCGCCGCGTTTAGGCATAGTAGCGCCCTCCCAGGGCCAGGGTGGACAGTCCCCGCCAGTACCCGGAAGAACTGGAACCGGAAGCGGCAGCCCGGCTCACGGCCGCGTCCTGTCCCGCCTGGACGGTTCCGGACCGGCCGCCGTAGAGCACGCTTTGCCGCCGCGCCAGGGATCCGGCCAGCAGAATGGCCGCGTTCCGGTCGGTGCCGTAGTCGAGCGATTCCATGACCCGCAGGGGACTGCCCGCCGTCTGCACGCCGGACGCGCCCCAGGCGGCCAGGCGCATGCCGCGCTCGCGCCGCTGCTGCCCGCGCAGGATCTCCAGCTGCCGACCGGCCTCGCGCTTTTCGGCCTCCTCGTTGCGCAGCGCCTGGTCCTCGGCGTAGAGCCCTTGCTGCTCGGCCATGCGGGCGTTGTTGCGCTGCGCCTCGGCTCCGGCCAGGCCCCCGCCCACAGCGGACAGCGCGGATGCGCCGAGTCCCAGCGTGGTCAGGGTGTCGCCGAGGGTCCAGCCCGCCGCCCCGGTCATGCCCGCGGAGCTCAACGCCGCGGCAGTGCCCGTGCTCATGGCATTGGCCATGCCGATGGCCGTTCCGGTGGCGGACGCGGCCCCGGCGGTGGTCGCGGTGGAGCTGAACAGGGCGGGAATGATGGCGCTCATCGGATCCTCGCATAGAGATAGCGGTCCAGCCCGTTGTGTCCGCAGCGGCGCAGCAGGCCCTCGCGGGCGAAGCCGAGTCGCTCGATGAAGCGCACCGCCGCCCGGTTCTCGGGCAGGACCAGGGTTTGCAGCCGCACCAGCCCGCTGCCGTCGGCCCGGGCAATGCCGTCCCGGGCGGCGCGCAGGCAGCTCCGGGCGCGCCGGACAACGCGATCCGACGTCACGGCCCAGACCTCGCCGATGGGCATGCCCGGCACGGTCAGAACCCCGCCGCAGGCCACGATGCCGCCGGATTCCTCCAGGGTCCAGGCCACGAGGGAATCCCAGGCCAGCCTCCGGCCCAGGGCCGCGAGGTCCGCGCCCGCCAGATCCGCCGCGTCCCAGCGGCGCAGCTCGATGTCCAGCGCGTCCGTGGGCAGCATGGGGCGGATGCGCACGGATTTGCAGTCAAGATGAGAACCGCTCATGCCGTCACCCGCCGCAGCTGCGCCGAATCCAGCGCCTGCCCCAGCAGCGCCGCCCGGCTGATCCGGACCGTGGACGGGGCGTCCGCCGCGCGCCCGCCGAGCACGAGCGCGGCCAAAGCGGGAATCACGAACCCGGCCTCCACGCACTCGCCGCCGTTGAGCGCGGCCAGCACCGCGTCTCCGTCCCAGGAGAGCGCGATGCGGATTCGGGTTCCGGGCGTGGCCGCGCCGATCTCGACGGCGGCCTCCTCCCGCGCGAGCAGCCAGAGCTCGTAGGCGAGCTGGGCGATGAAGGCCTGGCCGCGGGCATTGGGGTGGATGTCCGTGGACTGGCTGTCCCAATAGTAGGCAAGGAAGTCGTCGGGCCGCTCCATGCGCATCCGCTCGTAGATGTTGGTGTAGACCCATCCACGCAGCCTGCACTCGTTTTCCACCAGGGCGTTGAGGTCGTAGGCCAGGGTGTCCAGGTTGTCGCCTGGATCGGGCAGGCAGCCCAGCCACATGGGCACGCCGCCGAAGCCCTCGAACGCCTGCATGGCGTTGACGATTACCGTGGCGATGGCCTGCTTGGTCACGCCGCTCGGAACCAGTGCACCCCCGCTGGTGTGGTTCAGCCCGTCCGCGAAGTAGCCGTAGCGCACTCCCTGCGCAAAGATCGCGTTGTTCGCCAGCCAGGGCAGCGCCCGCGTGTCCGTGCCGCCCAGGGCCGTGGACGGGCCGGGGCTGTTGTCCACCACGTCCAGGCCCATGGCCCGCAAAACCGAGTCGCAGCGCTGCTCCTCCACCACGTTGGGCCACCAGCCCTGCATCACGGAATCGCCGATGAAGGCGTGTTTGTCCCCCAGGGGGGGCGTCCGTTTCGGCGCGGCCACGGCGTGGCAACCGATCTCTCCGCCATGGAAAGCGTCTCCGTTGATGTCCCCGCCGGTCGGCAGATAATCGTCATCACCCCAGCCGTGGACGAATCCGGTTCCGGCCAGAGCGTAATCCCCGCCCGTCCGATCCACATAGTCAGGACTGATGAAGCGGTTGGAGAGCGAAAAATGGTCCAGGGTGTAGCCGTCCGCGTACACGATGGTGCGCAGGCGGCCCAGCTCCATGGCGTCCTCGCGCCAGATCACATTATCCTCGAAAACATAGTTTTCCGGGTGGGCCCGGGAGTCCGCAATGGCGTTTTGAGCGATTTTCACCGCGCCGCCCGTGTCCGCGGGCGGGCCCTCGATGATGCAGTTGCGCACGTCCAGCACGTTTCCGGCCGCTTCGAGGTGAATGCAGTCCGCCGTCTGTCCGACCAGCGTGCAGTTGCGCAGGGTCAGGGCGGCGGAGCCGCCGCTCGGGGCGTTGAGGAACATGAGTCCCCCGACGCAGAGGCAGGCCTCCATCCGGATCGAGCAGGAGCCCCCCGCCCCCAGCAGAACCTTGAGATGGTTGGTCTGCGTCCTCGTCCGGCACCGCTTCAGCCGGACCGAGCAGGCCGTGGTGATGCCGTTGAAGTTGACGATACCGGAGAGCGGATTCATCTCGATTTCGCAGTCCTCGAAGGTCGCCCCGTTCGACTGGGTCGGCACGAAGCGGATCAGTTCCGCGCCCACCTCGCCCGGATCCTCGAACACGAAGCCCCGGTAGACGATGTCGGCCCGGGCCTTGAAGATGTTGGCCACTCCGGCGTTGGGCCGCACCCGGACCTCGCCGTTGGCGCGCACCAGCAGCGTCCCGGACCCGGCTCCGATGCTCGCCGGGTCGATGGTGTTTTCGACGTAGACCCCGGCTCCCACCACCAGTTCGTCGTCCTGGGTCAGGCCGCCGCTCTCCAGGGCATACTCCATGGTCTTCCAGGCACTGGTCCCGGTTCCGGTGCCGTGACCGGCGTCGTCCGTGCCGAGGGGATCGACGTAGTAGATGGTCATGCTCTTCTCCTACTTGCTGATTCGGGCCACGATCCGGCCCGTGTCGTCGAGTTCGAGGATCAGGCCGTTTCCGTCAGCGCTGACCAGCGCGGCCAGGGCGTCGCCGTCGGCCGCGTCCTTGGGGAGCACGGCCTCCAGGAACAGCGTGCCCGTGCCGGGGCGCAGGGGATACCCGGACAGATCCACGCGGGGCGCGGTCTCGGACCGCCCGGCGCTCGTCTCCCCGGTCGCGATGGGACTGGTCAGGCGGCCCGCTTCGAGCTGGGCCAGCGCGGCGTACACTCCCATGGGCTCGGTCCCGGAATAGGACAGCTCGCCGTATTCATCGACCAAGGCCAGAAAACAGGACAGCGTCCCCCCCGCCGTGGCCATCGAGACGGAGCAGCGATACCAGCCGCCGGGGTGGGCGACGATCTCTCCCGCGCCCGTGAGCACCGCTCCGGATTTCAAATCGAACATGCCGAACGTGTTTGCCCCCCCGTTGTCGGACAGGGACAGGTTGACCACATGGCGCGCCCCCCGGCGCAGGAACACCGAATACGTGTAGGCCTCACCGACAGCGGCGGACACGGATTGCGAGACATGATGCCCGCCGGTCGCGGCGGTCTCGCAAATGGCATCCGCGCCCGTTTCCCCGTCAGGGCCGACAACGGCGCTGGGCGTCACGGTAGCGTTGGTTTTGGTCCAGGAAGCGCTGGAGAAATCGTCGGACCGCAGCAGGAGATTCTCGCTGTTCCGTTCGATCAGCCAACCGAGGTAGGTCCCGGTTTCGGGGTCGCAGTCGTGCCGCAGGCTGCCCGGAGCCACGACCCGCAGAAACCCGCCTGCATCCACGGCCATCCCGGCGGTCTCGCGCGTATGCAGCAGTTCGTCCGGCGCGCCCGTGGCCGCGTTCCGGTGCGCGTAGGCCACCAGCTCCAGCAGGGGCGCTGCCAGGCCCCAGGACTGCCACGCCTCGCCGCCGAGCACGCGCAGCGGGGCCCCAACGGCTTCGGCCAGGCCGGTGATGGCCTCGATGGGGTGACAGTCCCCCTCGGACCGATCCAGCATGCTGTTGTGGGTACGCTGGAGCAGGGCCTCGTCCCGCGCCGCTTCCGAGGCCGCGCGGGCCTGGATCGCGGCCGCTGCGGCCGTTTCTGCCGCGTCGGCCCGGGCGGCTGCCTCATCGATGTCCCCGGTCTGGGGACCGTTGACCAGGTTCCCGGATTCGCCCCAGGCGAGCACGCTTCCCGGCGAGGGAGTCGGCACCGAAGGGGAGGTTCCCGTGTTGGAGACGGGCAGCATCAGGGCGCGCTCGATGCGCTCCCGGTTGGCCTGGGCGATCATGGTCAGCAGGTCCAGGGCCGCCTCGTGCGCCTCCGCGGAAAAGTAGTCGTTCTCCTGATAGTCCGTGCCCTGCACGAGTTCCGGATCCCGGACCAGGGTCAGGGTCTGCCCCAGCGCCGGGGAACGGGTCAGCACGCAGGAGCCGCCGGACGGATCCCCGGCCCCGGACAACGCATAGTCCGCGCCGAGCAGCAGCTCGCTCTCCGCGCCGTCCTCGGAGCGGAGCACCACGCGGATGTCCCCGTTCTGGATGAACTTGAAGGGGATGGAAAAGGCCGTGGCGGCCCCGTCCCCCTGGTAGGTGACCTTGGACTGTTCGGATGCGATGGTCATCTGCGCTCCTCTTAATCGTTGACCGCCACGGTGGGAATCACCAGCAGCACGGTCATGGGCAGGGGCTGGTCCTGGCGGATGAGGATTCGTCCTCCCGCGTCCCAGCCTCCGGAAAGCGAAACCCGCCGGTCGGTGCTGCGCGGCGGCACGGGCTCTCCCATGCGGTCTGCGGACGTGCGGGAAAACACGGTTTCCAGATGTTCGGCGTCCGGGCCGATCTTGCCGCCCACGGTCTCGTAAAAGCGCACGCTGACCTCGGTCACGAGCTTGCGCTTTGTCTGGGAGGTGCCGCGCGGCCCGCCCGGTTCGAGCGGCATGGGAGCCAGATCCGAGACGTAGGGCAGGCCCACGTGGATCCGGCGGGCCGGGCGATCCAGGACCAGACCGCCGTCCGGGGCCACGGTCCGTTCGGGCATGACCGCGCCGTCCGCGAGGATGGCCACGTTTTGGCCCGCCAGGTGCGGCACGGAAAGCTCCTTTGCGGGCTCCCCCAGGGCGAAGGTCACGCCGCAATCGACGTAGAAGGCGTCCTCGACGCCGCCCGCGAAGCCGGGTTCCAGGCGCTCCACGAAGCGCTTTTCCCCGCCGTTGACGGCGCGGCGCACCACGGCCCAGAGTACGTCCCGGCCCTCTTCGTCGTCGTGGGCCACGGCGATGGACTCCACCACCCCGGCCGTGACCAGCCGGGAAAAGGCCACCACCTCCTGGGCGCGCATGAAGGTGCAGCCGAGCAGCACGCCGTCGGCCCGCGCCGCGTAGACGATGGAGTCCGGAGCCTGGGCGTAGGCCAGTTCCGTCACTCCGCTCTCGGTCACGTGCTCGGCCAGCAGGGTCATGTCCAGGGAGGGATAGGAATCGGACTCGTAGGAGTAGGCCATCTCCATGATCTTGCGCCGGGCGCGCTGCACGTAGAGCACGCTTTCCTCCACCAGCAGGGGCCGGGCCGGGCTGGCTCCCCAGGCGGTCATCTGGTCCGCCTGGGGGTTTCCCGGTCCGAGGATCTCGCCCGCCGCGCCCGTGACGGTCCAGGTGCCGCCGCGCGTGCCCACGTAGAGACGCTCGCGCGGCACCATCCACTCGATGGCGTTCAGCTGCCGGGCGGACAGGCGGATCTCCAGGGATTCGTTCTCCGTGGGGTCGATCTCCTCCGGAGACACGCGAAAGTCGAAATAGCTGCCCACGGCGCTGCCCCAGATGGAGTTCGGCTCGTTGTCCGTTCCGGCCAGAAAGAGCCGTTCCCGCCAGAAGGCGATGCTTCCGGGCCAGGCCCCCTCCTCGGAAAAGGGATTGCGGGCCTCCAGAATCACGCTGGATTCGTCCGGTTCCACGCCGCCGTCGTCCCGGTAGGTCGTGTCCGTGGCCCGGCCCAGAAAGGCCCAGAGCCCGTTGACCTCCTTGTAGACGTAGTAGTGCTCGGCTCCTTCCACCGCGCTCCAGGTCAGGGTCACATAGTAGCTGTCCGAGTCCGCGAGGTCCGAGGGCCCGTTCACTGCGGCCTCGTCCGAGGCCAGGGATTCGTCCAGTCCGCCCTGGGCCGTGATCCGGTAGGCGTGCCGCTTGCTCCCGCTGCCCCCGCCCAGCACGGCGCTCAATCCCGTGGGCGTCGGGGTCTGCGGGGCAAAGGCGATGGGGGCCAGGCTCCAGGCGTCGTGTCCGGAGCGGGTCAGCACGCGCGGGGCGTAGCCCCGGTGCACGAGGAAAAGCTGGTCCGCGGACTGGGCGTAGTCCAGGGCCGCGAGATCCGCTTCCGCGTAGGGGGTGGCGAGTTCGAAGGGCTCTCCGTCCCCGGCCAGCACCAGGCCGCTCCCGGTGAAGACGCGCATCCGTTCATGCCCGAATTCGAGCACGTAGGTCTGTTCCGTGTTGAATTCGAACGGGATCAGGCGGCTTTTGCGGAAAGCGTCGCAGGCCTCGGCCACCAGCCGCAGCCCGGACCGGCGCGTAGCGCCCCCGTGCGGAAAGACCTGGAAATTAAGCAGGGTCCGGCAGCCGGAGTAATACTTGGACAGGTCCACCCGACCGGCCAGCCGTGGCGAAAGCTCGCCCGCGGTGAAGCTCGTCAACGCCGGAGTCGAGGTGCTCATGCCCCTCCCTTGGCCGCGAGCCAGGTGCCCGTGGCCTGGGCCTGCTGTTCCCGGCCCCCTTCGCGGGCGTTCAGCCCGCGGGCCTGCCGGAGCAGCGCCTCGTACTCGGCCCACTTGGCCTGGGCCAGGGAGGCGGACGCCGTGAGCGGGTAGGCCAGCACCGCGGCCAGGCGGGCCGCGAGCACCTCGCACAGGGAGGAGTCGTAAACCGTGGGGTCCAGCTCCCGGCTGACATAGGCCAGGTTCAGGGGGGCGGGCTCGTCGCAGAGCAGGTTGCGCCCCATGACGCGCCAGCGCGTCAGCTCGCCGCCGTCATCGCCGGAAACGGCCACCACCCGCAGGCAGTCCACGGGCAGCGGATAGCTGTAGTCCAGCATCCAGGCCGGGGGCGTGGCGCTGGCGGGCAGGATGGCGAGCCGCGTGCAGGAGTTCCAGGTATGTTCGCGGAGCACGGCGTCCCGCACCGAAGGCCAGCGCTGGTTGCAGAGCCGGGCGGCGCGGCTGCCGTCCGTCAGGCTCATGATCGTGTCCTGGCCCAGGTCGGCCAGGGCCGCGTTGCAGATCTCCACCACGCTCGAAGCCATGCGTTCCTCCGGGGCGCGGGCCGGAGTTCGGCCCGCGCCGGATCAGGTTAGGCCAGATCGGTTTCGGTCAGGCTCACGACGCCGTCCGCCACGGCGGCCACGTAGGACGTGGTCCCCATGGTGCCGCCGAATCCGTAGACCACGCGGATCACGTCTCCGGTGGCCAGGTTGGTTTCCGTCACGGCGTTGTTGAAGTACCCGGCCCCGGCCACCGTGGCCTTGAGGTCGGCGGTCCGGTAGTGGTAGAGCGCCTGCCCGGGCACGCCCTGCATCAGCCGCATGTCCGCGGTCGCATAGCTCATCAGGTTCCTCCTTGTGGCTCACGCGGCCTATTCGATGGTCGCGTCGTCGTTGCAGTCGATGGCCACCACGCCTTCGGCGTCGATCAGCCCGGCCCCGGCGCTCATCATGTTGTCCGCCAGGTGCGCGGCCTTCTCCGGAACCCAGTCGATGCTGCTGGTGAACACGCCCGGCCCCTCGGCCAGGCCCAGGGCGGACTTGTGGTAGAGGTAGCAGGTGCGCGTGGAGCCGGAGAGCGGCAGGTGGTTGGACAGGATCCAGACGATGTTCAGCCAGGTCCGGGACTCCGTGCCCTGGAGCCAGGGGTAGGCCTCGCCCACGAAGCGCGAGTTCTTGAACTCGTCGATGTTCAACAGCTCGTTCCACTGGTTCGCGCCCACCACGCCGAAACGCTGGCCGTCGTCCGGCACCTCGGCGGCGTTGAGCGCCTTGAACGCGGCCAGAATCTTGGCCTTGGTCAGGCCCGCGTCCCCCAGCTCGACGGTCGAGCCCGCACCGGCCATCTTGGCGATGAGCAGCTCGTCCATCTTCCGGCCCAGGGCGTAGGCTCCGGTCTGGGCGGCCACGTTCAGCTCGTCCACGTTGGTCTTGAGCGCGTCGAGCTTGTCGATGTACTCGGCCGCGTACCAGTCCTCCAGGGTCACGGTCACCGACCCGGACTGGGCGTTCATGATCGGCACGTTGCCGTTGCGGGCCTTCTTGCCCGCCACGCCGCGACCGGACTTCTGGAACACGTGTCTCGAGGCCTTGACCTGCGTGGCCAGGCGCACGGTCTTGCGCAGCTTGGAGCCGCGCTGCTGGTAGGCCAGGTGCACCGCGGCCTCGTACTCGGTAATGAAATGCTGGTCCACAGTGGTAGCCATGAATCAGTTCCTCCTTGGCGGCGAGCCGCCGGTTACTTGCGATCCACGTTCAGGCGCTTGCAGGCCTCGCGCACCTGGGCCACGAAGCCCTCGTCGCGCTGGTCCGGGTCCGCATAGCGCGGGTCGAGCATCATGGCCTCGATGGAGGCCCGGGTGACGGGCCCGCTCTGGCCCTGCGGGCCTTCCGGCCCCTTGATCCTGCCTTCGGTCACCAGCGGGGCCAGCCGCGCGAGGGCGGCCAGCACGCGGCTGTCGCTGCCCGCCGGGCCCAGGGCCTGGATCAGCTCCTCGCCGCCCAGGGCCAGGGCCGCGCCGCGCGCGTCGTCCAGCAGCTGGGCCGTTCCCGCTCCATGGACCTTGCGCAGCGCCTCCACCTCGGCGACCTGGAAGGCCCGGGCCTCGGCCACGGCGGCCTCGCTCCCCTGGGCGGCCATAGGCACGGCCCAGCGCAGCACGCCTTGGAACTGGGCATCGGTGAGCCCCAGCTCGTGGGCGGCGCGGCGGAAGTCTCGGCCCGTGTCGTCGTCCAGATCCACGCCTTCAGGCAGCTCCAGCCCCTCGGGCAGGGCGTAGGCCTCGGCGGCGTCCGGCACGCCCAGAGCCTTGCGGAACGCGGCCCGCTCCTCGTCCGTGGCCTCCTCGCCCGGCACCTTGACCAGGCCCTCGGAAGCCGGGACCGCCTTGCCCAGCAGGCCGAGCAGGGCCGCGTTCCCGTTTTCGTATCCCGAGAGCGCCTGGTGATGCTCCTCGGGCAGTCCCGCGTACCAGGGCGAGCCGTCTCCCGGCTCCGCCACGTCCCGCTCCCGGCCGGGTTCGGCCTCGCCGGGGGCCTGGCCGAGGGCGGCGCTCCCGGCCTCCAGGGTGTTCTCGGCCTCCGGGGCCAGTCCCTGCGTCGTCTCGTCAGCCATTGCCGTCCTCCTCGCTCCGTCCGCGGCTGCGGATCGGGTTGATCATCGACTCGATGTGCAGCAGGACGCTGCGCTTGCCCTCGTTGTAGGCCGTGTGCTGCGGGTCGCCGGGCACGAAGCTCACGCTGCCAGCCCCGCAGAACCGCGCCAGGCTGGCCAGCGTCACCTCGCCGTCCGGGGTCGTGAAGACCCGTCGATACGCGTTTCGCAATTCCTGCCGGTCCATCACGCGCCTCCTCCGAGCATGTCGGTCAGCAGGTTGCGGCTCCCGGTGTCGGCCCGGGCCGCCTTGCTGGCCATGTCCACGGCCCGTTCGGCCTCGTTCAGGCCCTCGCTGGCCGCACGCTGGCGATCCCGGTCCTCCCGCAGCCTGGCCACGTCGGCCTCGGAGCGCAGCGCCTCGGGCGGGACGCCCACCACGTCGAACACGACGCGCGCGGTGCGGTCCATGTCGAAATTATCCAGAATGCCGAAAGGGTCTTCCTGGCCGATGAGCGGGGCCAGCAGCTCCAGGGCCTGGGCAAGGCCGCGCGCGGCGGCCTGGCGCTGGGCCTGGGCCAGGGGCGAGGTGTAGAAGACCTCCACGTCCCCGATGTCCATCCCGTCCGGCAGGGGCGGGATGGCTCCCTGGCGCAGGGCCAGCCGGAACACCCGCCGGATCAGCGGCCCCAGGAATTCGCTCTGGAACCGGCCCAGGACCGGGGCCATGGCCGTCATCTTGCGCCCGTCCTCGACCATGACCTGATAGGCCGTCTTGGTCGGAGCCTGGCCCGCGTCGAATTCATCCACGAGAAAGATCCTGCGGATGCTGCCGCGCCGCTGCTCCAGCATCAGCTCCACGGCCCGCAGATCCACGGCCACGGGCAGGGCCTCAATGCGGTCCTGGGTGCCTGCCCGATAGTAGGACAGGCCGCCCGGCCCGCTCTGCACCGGTCCCACGAAGTCGTCGTCCGGCACCATCAGCGGCGGGTCGGCCATCTTCTCCCCGGCCAGCAGCGCGGTCCGGGCCATGGCGTTGAGCACGCGCACGTCCGAAAGCGCGGCCAGGCCGGGCCCGCGTCCGTAAGTCTCCCCCACGGCCTTGGCCCAGCGCGGCACCATGAAGGGCAACTCGTGGTAGCCGGTCTCTTCGAGCGCGGTCTTGGTCTCCTTCTCCAGGTAGACGCTGGCCACGGGCATGTCCGCGCTGCCGAGGCCGCCGGGTCGCCTGTCCTCCCGGGGCATGACCAGGTGCAGCAGCCCCACGCCCGTGCGCGGCTCCCGCTCGGCCAGTTCGCGCACCTGCCGCGAGCAGGTCTCGGGCCATTGCGCCACCACGTCCGCGGCCGGGAATTCGAAGTCCCGGAAGACCGTGTCCACCATGCCGTGCCGGTTCTCGGCCACAAAGGTCTCGGACAGCGGCCGGGTGGTGAAGCGCGCCACGGTCCGGGGATCCGCCTCCACGTAGAAGACGCCCGTGCCGAAGAGCGGATTGTCCAGGTAGAGTTCGTCCACGGCCGCCTGGAAGCCCGTCTGCTCGTCCCGGAAGATGCGCAGCATGACTTCCGGGATCTTGGCCAGGGCGCTGCGGACCTGGGCGTCCCGCCCGCGCTGCGGATCCCGGGCGCGCACCCCGATCCAGATCTGATTCGGGTTGGTCAGCAGGCCGGAGAGCCAGCCCGCCATGCGGTCCAGGGCGAAAAAGGGCGTGGAATCGAAAATCCGTTCGTCTCCGGCACCCGCGGAGGTGCCGCCCGAGAACTGCCCCGCCTTGCGCGGCAAATAGTAGTCGGCCAGCTCACGCCAGACCGACTCGTACGGCGCGCGGTCCTTGCGCATGCCCTCGAAGCGGGCCAGCAGCCTCTCGATTTCCCGGCGTTCCATCACTGCCCCAGCTTGGTCTTCAGGCCCTCGGAGGCCGTGACCGCCGATCCGGCGACGCCCGAGGAGCCCCCGGCGGCCAGGGTCGAGGCGATCCCGGCGCGCCGCATCGCCTCTCTGCGCCGGGCCGCGTTCTCGCGGCTCTGCTTGCGCGAGCGGGCGTCGCGTTGTTCCTGCTCGGCCGCGTCGGCCTTGCGCTGGGCCTCCAGCTCGGCCGCGCTGGGCCCCGAGGGGGCCTTTTGCCCGCCGCCGAGAAGTCCGCTGACAATCGATCCCATGATTCCCCCTAATTCTTCCAGAGCGTGCAGATGGCGCGTTCGCGGCGATCGCGGTCGCGCCGGAACGGGTTGAAGTTCACGATGCTGCGCTCCTGGCGCGGCCCCTGGCGCTCGGGCCGAAAGCCCACGGCCAACATGCGGAACGCGTCCGCGCCGTGGCTGGTCCAGTCGTGCTTCGGCCGCGTCTTGTAGCAGGCGTTCACCTCGTCCCACTCGCGCTGGTACGACCAGAGCGATTCCAGCCCCTGGCCGCAGCGCTCATGATCGAACCAGGCCGCCTCGATGACGTGCCGGGCGGCCTCGATGCCGTCCTCGATGGAGAGGCCGGGAGCCACGTCGAAGCGCACTCCCAGGGCGCGGGCCGTGTCCAGGCGGCTCTTGCCGTTGCCGCCCCATTCACGGACCTTGATGTCGTGCGGCGCGATATGCCGCCCGTAGTGATAGCCCTTCTTTTTCAACACGCTGACGTAGTGGGCCAGCCCCTCGCCCGAGGCCTCGTAGTAGTCCACGATCCGGAACTCCCCGGTGGGCCCGGCGGGCAGATGCTGGAAGAACCAGATCGCGGTGGAGTCGTCCACGCCCAGGTCCCAGGCCGTATGCACCAGCAGGGTGGGCTCCACGGCCACGCGTCCGATGCGGCCCTGGTCCTTGGCCCGCTGGAGCAGCTGCCCGTAGTAGGAGCCCTTGGCGATCTTGACCGGCTCGCCTTCCCAGATGTGCCGCCATTTGTCCGGGTCGGTGCGCTTGCAGTGCTCCATTTCCTCGCGCAGCACCGCCGGGAACCAGGGATTGTCCCGCCAGCCGACCTTGACCACCAGGGAGCCGGGCGGCGGCGCGTTGATCACGAACTTGCGCCAGAGCACGCCATTGATCCGCTCCGGGTTGAAGCTGGCCCAGATCTCGGAGCCTTCTTCACGGATGGTGGGGGTCAGCAAATCCCAGGAGCGCTCGGAAATGCTTTCCGCCTCTTCGATCCAGGCCACGGTGCAGCCCTCGAAGCTCTTCATCTTCTCCGGATCGATGCGCAGGCCGGAAAACAGAAAATGGCTGCCCGTGTCCCGGCAGCGGATCTCGGTTTCCGTGGACACGTACTTGTGTCCGAGCCCCAGCCGCTTGATCTCGTCGTCCAGAAGCTGCTTGACCGAGGCCTTGATACTGGTCTGCACCTCGCGGCAGCAGAGCACCCGCTGATGCTTTTCCGCGGCCTTGAGCAACAGCACCTTGGCGAAGCTGCGGCTCTTGGCTCCGCCGCGTCCGCCGTAGAAAATCTTGTAGCGGTGGGGATCCCACAGCCCGAGGAACGCTTCGGGAATCTGCACGTCACGCATGGGCATCCCCCTCCGGGTCGGCTTCCGGCTCCGGGCGCACCAGCGTGATCCGGAAGTCGGTCTCGCCCTGCCCCTCGCCCGCCGTGTCCCGCTCCGGCAGCCGGGCCGTGCGGGCCAGCTTCTCCAAAATGGCGGTCAGATCCTTCACGTCGCGTACCCGCATGTCCTTGGACGCCAGAATGGCGGCCAGGCGCTGGCGCACGGCCTCCTCCAGGGCGGCCGTGTCCCCGGCCAGAACCGGCGGCTCCTCGGGTTCGGGTTCGGGCTCCGCCGGGGCCGCCTCGGCCAGGGACCGTGCCAGCTCCGCCTCACGCAGCGCCAGCCCCTCCAGGGCGGCCACGGCGAATCCGGTCTGGGCGTCGCAGCTTTGGATCAGCGACTTCAGGAGCTTCGAACGCGCCCGGATCTTGTCCGCCCGCAAATCGGCCTCGGCCAGGGCGATCTCCTCGCGCTTCTCCCGCCAGCCGTGGACGTCCGCCCAGCGCCGCAGGGTCGAGTCGGCCACGCCCAGGAGATCGGCCACCTCCTGGAACGTCCGGCGGTCCACGCAGTAGAGCTCCTGCGCGCGCCACACGGTTTCCGGCTCGTGCTCTCTGCCCATGCTACCGCCCCAGCTCCCTGGCCAGGATGGCCAGCTTGCGGTCCAGGGTCCGCAGCTCGTGCACGGCTCCGGCCAGGTTCCCGGCCAGAACCACGATCTCGTCCCCGTCCAGGGTTTCGGACTCGGCCAGCGGGTCGAGCAGATCCCGCAGCCGCTCCCGGCGCGCGTCGATGTCCGTCACCAGGGCCAGGCGCTGCTCCCGCAGCTCCGCCCGCTGTCCCATCCGCTTCGCATATTCGCTCATCGTCCCTCCCGTCGCGCCTCGATGATCACGGACAGCCGTTCCAGGGCGCGGGTGTTGCACGTCACGACGGCCACCAGATCCCCGGCCAGGCTCTCGTAGCGCTTCACCAGCTCCACGTTGTCCCGGTAGAACTGGATGACCTGGGCCTGATTGCCGCCCAGTTCGCGGAGCACGCTTTGCGTATCCCGGCGGTAGGCTTCCAACGTCTTGCGGTTCTCCGCGCGCATTTCCTCGTTGATCCGGGCGATCTGCCGTCCACGCAGGTAGTCGATGCCCAGCACGGCCAGCAGCACCACGGCGGGCCCGGCCAGGGTGAGCATGACCACGCCGCCCGGGCCGATGCGCTGCAACACGCCCGCCACGGTCTCCAGCGCCGTGATCAGGCGCATGATGGTTTCCAGGTCCGGTGTCATCGCGCCTCCCCGGTTGCGGTGGCCCGCCAGCCCTCGACCAGATCGATCAGGGCGTTCAGCCGGGCGGCCAGGGCCTCGCAGCGCGCGCCGTTGGCCTCGGCGTTGGCCAGCAGATCCGCCTCGGTCACGGCGCTTGCTCCGGCCAGCTTTCCGGCGTCCAGCTTTCCGATGTCAGCGGCAGGGGCGGCTCCGGCCGCACCAGCAGCTCCGGCGGAATCCTCGGCTCCGGGCAGATCATGAGCACTGGGGGCGCGGATGGCCTGGTTGTACAGGCGGACAAAATCAGCAGACAGGCGACGATCAGCATTGTGCGCATAGCGCGTGATCTCCTTGCGCAGGCGGCGGGTTTCCGATTGGCGCGCGCGGCGTTCAGCGGCCAGTTCGCCGGACAGCCGGTCCGCGAGTTCGCTGCGGGCCTGCCAGCGCTCCCGCGCCTCCCGCTCGGCAGCCGCCACCACGCGCCAGCGTTCGGCCAGCTCGGCCTGGTGCTCGCTGCGCAGCTCCGCCACTTCCGCGCGGCGCGCGGCGTCTGCCCGGTCGTACCCTGCCGCGTACCCGCGCCAGGCGGCCAGGCCGCAGAGCAGCACCACAAGCAGCGCCCCGGCCAGGAGCGCGACGGTTTTTCCCTTGCCCGTGGCGAAATACGTGATTGCAGTGGCAAGAAGGCTCATTCGCAGGCTCCTTCGCAGAGCCCCAGGCCCCATCCGGCGGCCCTGTACAGCGGCGTCAGCGTCAGCAGGATGCGGCGCGGATAGCCCCGGTTCTCGCGCCAGGCCCAGGCGGCCCGGCCCGCGTTGACCAGCTCCACACCGTTCCACCAGACGCGCGGATCAAGCCCCACGGATGCCGCCAGCCGCTTGTCGCGGGCGATCCAAGCCAGCCCCCCGTTGTAGGCCGAGAGGGTCATGGCCATGCGCTCGCAGGGGTCCGCGCCCTGGACCCGCGCCCAGAGCCAGTGGTCGTAGGCGCAGAGCGCCCGCAGACTCCAGCCCGGATTGAACGGCGCGGGCTGCCCGGTCTGCGGGGCCACCTCCGGCAGCCAGCGGGCCGTGGCGGGCATGAATTGCGCCAGCCCCTGGGCTCCTGCCGGGCTTTGCGCGGACGACCGCCAGAGACTTTCCTGATGCACCTGGGCCGCAAATACAGCCACGGGAGCGGACAGCCCCCATTCAGCGCGGGCGCTGCGCACCAGGATCGAACGGTATGCCGAGGCGGCGCGGGGAATCTCCTGGGCATGGGCCATGCCGGGCAAGCAGCAGGCCAGGATGATCAGCGCCCAGAACAAGGTCGCCAGCAGGGCCGCGATCACGGCGATGTGCTCGCCGCGGGAGCGGCTCATTTGAACACCCCCGCGAAACGCAGCGCGAGCGCGAGGAGCATCACCCCGGCGCAAAACCCCAGGGCCTCGAAGAAGCCCTTCACAACGCAATTCAACAGGATATCCCAACGGATGATCATGGCTACAGCCCCAGTCCCACGGTCAGGGCTCCGGCGCAGACCAGGGCCGCCTGGCGCACCTGGGCCATGGCGAAGGCGAAGGTGTAGCCCTCGGACACGGGATAGTCCGGCTCGCCGTCCTCGCCCCAGCCCGCGCAGTCGCGCCAGTCCTCCCAGAGGTAGCCGTCGGGCTGGGCAAAGGGGAACAGCAGCCGGTCCAGCCAGTACCCGGCCAGCGCGCCCACGCCGCAGAGGCCCAGCTTGTACACGGTCACGGGCAGCTGCACCGGGGCCAGCCAGGCCAGTGCGCAAACCAGCAGGGTCGGCAGCAGCGCCAGAAGCAGCAGCCGATGCCGCTCCCACCAAGCCTTGCGGTGGTTCTTGAAGTCCGTCGTCATGGTCCTTCTCCAGGCGTTGAACGTCCTCATCCTTTCGGCGGTCCGGACCGGGCCGGTTCGCATGCCCCTGACGCGCGTTTTGAACTGGTTTTGAACTAGTTCCAGAAGGCTTCGGAAGGCCCTCGCCCGCAGGGCGGGCAAAACGCGGCAGCGGCCTCGTTGTGGGGAAATCCTACGGCAAACGAAAAGCGCCCGCAGAAATGCAGGCGCTTCAGGCGGACTATCCTATGAGAGGGGGAAAACGCGGGTGGGCCGGATCAGGGGGGGGAGCGCCGACTAGAGGTCCACGCGCTCCATTTCCGCGCGCACGCTCTCGGCGGTCACGCGCCAGGGCTGGCGCACGTGGCGCACCAGTACGCCCTCGTCTGCCAGGCGGTAGGCCTGCCGTTCCGAAATGCCCAGACAGTAGGCCACCTCGTCCACGCGCAGCAGGTTCTTGCGCGCGATCAGCTCTTCCGGGGTCAGACTGAAGCGGGCAGGCGCGGGCGCGGGCAGGGCCGCCCCGTTTTCGAACAGGGGCAGGTCGCAGGGCAGCACGGCCTGGAACCCCACGGAGGTTTTCGGAGTGCAGCGCCGGGCGCAACCCAGGCAGTGCAGCAGGGGCCAGCGGTGCAGCCAGTAGGGTGTCCGGCGGCGCGGATCGCAGCCCAGCGCCTCGTACACGCCCGATTCCACGCCGCCGGTATACGGCCGCCAGCCGTCCGCCATCATCCGGGTCATCTCCCGCAACAGTTGCGCGTTCATGTCACCTCCACGGCTGCCCGGGCCTGGGCCCGGAACAATTCGTCGCATCGGGCGCAACGGCCCGGCACGGTGCAGCGGGCGCAGGCCGCGCCCTTGATGACCAGAAACAGGCGCTCCTCCCTGCCGCCGGGCGCGTCGTCCAGAGCGGCGCGGATCCGCTTTGCCTGGCGCTCCCTGTCCCCGCCGTAGGTTCCGGCCAGGACCATGTACACGGTGCTGCGGTTCAGCTCCGGTCGCGCCCGGCAGAAACGGTGCACCGTGACGAAGCGCGCTTCGATCTCCCGGCGCAGCGCCGTGATCTCCGGGGTCACGGCCGTGCGCTTTCCTGGGCCGGTGTCGCGTTATCCTTCCGCGCCTTGGCCGCCGCTCTCCGCCGCAAATCCATGACCAGGCGCGAAAGCGCGTCCTCATCCTCCAGCCAGCGGAACGCCTCCACCCCGAACTCGCGCTTGACCCGCGTGTCCAGGGAAAGCATGTCGTAGCCCAGCTCCCGCCACAGAGCCGCAATGTACCGCTTGGTCCGGGCGTTCGGTCCGGGCGGGATCTCGTAGAAGTCGCTGCGGCGGCTGGCGGCCCCGGCCCGGTAGCCGGGCTTGTTCCGGGGGCGGGCCTTGCTCGTGAACTCCGCGCCCAGCCCGGCCAGATGATCCACCAGCAGCACCAGCTGCCGGTCGGACAGATCGCCCGAGGAGCCCACGTTGTACCGCTCTTCGAGCATCCCGCGCCAGGTCTCCTCGTCCATGCCGAGCTGCTTCCTGCCGATATGCGCCTTGCCGAGCAGCCCCTTGCGGGCCGCCGGAGTGAGTCCTTTCGCCATTCTCATCTCTCCTGCAACTTCTGCTCGCGTTTGCGGTCCAGGGCGGCCAGCAGCTTCTCGTTCCAGTCGTTGAAGGCCCGGGCCGCATGCCGGGCCAGCACCAGGGCCGACTGGGAGTTTCCCGGCTTGGGCAGGAAGATCGCCACGGTGCGCCCCTCCTTGGTGTCGCGGATCTGCGCGCCGCCCGGGGCCTTGTCCACGGCTTGGAAGCGGTCAGTCATGGCCGTTCCCCGCCAGCGTGATCGTGATCACGCAGCCGGGCAGCCGCTGGCGCAGTTCCGCCAGCAGTCCCTCCGGGACGCTCTCGGTGGCAGGCGCGGCCCTCCTGGGAATCCCGGCCCGCGCGAACGGGGAGCTCGCGGCCATCTTTCGGCCGTGCTCGCACGTTCGGCACTGGTCCAGCTCCTCATCCGTGGCCCGCCAGATGGTCCGGGCGCACTCCTCGGACGGAATCACGCCCCGGAGCGGGCAATCGTGCATCGTCGTCTCCATGTCTGTCCCCTGGCTGCTCGTCAGGCCGGAGCCGCCACGCTCCGGCGACCGCCCCGCAGGGCGGTTTCGCTTGTCGTCATATATTCAGGCACCGCTTCGCGATACGCATGTCGCTGGCGACAACGTCGCAATGCTGCAACGCCTCCCCCACGGCCCTTGACCGCACGTCAATCCCCACGCCGTTTTGTATGACTTCGAGATTGCGTTCGATCTCCCCCAGGTGTTTGCGGGCGTGTTCGATATGGTTCCGCACCAGGGAGCAGAGTCCGGCGATGAACGTGCCAGGGTCAGCGGTCATCGCACCGCCTCCTTGAGCTGCTTGCCCGGCTTGAACCGCACGCGCTGCCCGGCGGGGATTTCCACCGGAGCGCCGGTCTGCGGATTGCGTCCCGTGCGGGCCGGGGTGTCCACAACCTCGAACGATCCGAATCCGGTCAGAGTAATCTTTTCTCCATTGGCAATGGCTCCCACGATGGCATCCAGGACGGTGTCCACAGCGGCCTTGGCTTCGCTCTTGGTCATTCCCCCGTCGTTCAGCATGTCGATCAGTTCGGCCTTGGTCATGATGTCCTCCGTTGTTTTGTCAGTTATCCATTTCCAGCGCGGTCCGCAGATTGTTGACCGCGCGGTGCAGGGCAAATTCCAGGCCGCTGATGTGCGCGGTGCGCGCGCCGACTTCCACGCCGCGTCCATAGTTGATCGCCGCGCATTGCGCCGTGGCCAGGCGCAGGCAGTCGTTGTAGTGGACCGCCCAGGCCGCCAGCTCGGCCACGTGCTCCAGCCCTGCCAGCCGAGCGGCCCGGTTGCGGGGCGTGGTTTCGGTGCGGTCCTCCTGACCCGTCAGCACCATCTCGGCCCGGCGGATCAGAGCCGCCGCGCCATCCGGGAGGACGGGCAGCCCGCGCAACATCTGGAGCGCCGCTTCCAGTTCGTGCGCCAGGCGCAGGTTCTGCCGTTCCAGATCCAGGATCGCCTTCCGTTCCCGTTTCGTCATTGCCGCACCTCCAGGCCGTCGCGGTTTCCGATCCGGCGGCCCAACTCCCGGAGCAGCGCCGCCGAAGTGGCCACACGCAGATCCGGGACTATGGACACCTCGTCCGTGTTCGTGCCCACCAGGAATTGCGGCCCGGTGCCGGTCATGACCCAGTCCGGGTTCAGGCTGAACCGGCGCAGCAGCGTGATCAGCCAGGAGTCCGGAATGCAGCCGCGCCGCTTGGCGTCGGAAATGGAGGACTGGCGCACGCCCAGCCCCTCGGCCACGGCAATCTGCGTGGTCCCGCCCACGAACGGCCCGATGCGTTTCAGGATGGGCCCGATGTCGATCTGTTCGCGTGCATGTCGCATGGTCACGCCCTCCTACAGCGCCGCGATGTCCAGGGAGATGGTCTCCCACTTGGCATCCGCATCGGCACGTTCGTGGAACCGGATGTACGTCTTGGAGCGCTGCACCGAGATGGAGTCCCGGATGGCCTCCATGGCCCGGTGCCAACGCTCGTCGTCGATCTCCAGCTGGAGCAGGGAGAGCACCTTGCCGGTGGAGACGTTGCCCTCCTTGTCCACGTCGAACGCCTGGGTCACCAGGGTCTTCAGCTCGGAGCGCGCGTCCTCGGTCCAATCCGTCAGGCACTCGTCCACCAACGCTTTGGCCGCCACCAGGTTCTCGTCAAAGGTGATGAAGTCGGCCACCGCGATCTGCACGCGCTGCTTGCCGTCGAAGGAGACGAGCTGCACGTTGCCCCGGCCCCGACCGCGCTTGACTCCGTATTTTTCCAGCGCCAGGTCCAAAAACGCCCGGCAGTCGCCCATGGCCGTCAGCTTGAAATGAATCAGTTCCTGTTGCGTCGTCCTGGCGCGGCCGATGAGTTCCCGGACCAGCTCATCCCGCAGGCGGTCATATTCCCCCACCTGTTGCACGGGGACCAGGTGACCCCGCGCGTTCTCCATGTAGCCTGTCTCGCCGTGCATACCGGCCTCCTTATTGCGTCCTTTTGCCCGGCAGCCGCGCCGGACCGTTGATGATCGTGATGTGTCTCGGCAGCTCCTCCAGGAGCCGCGCATCCTCGGCGGCCTGGACCAGGACTCGCACCACCTGCCGGATGCGTCCCCAGCACTCTTCGGGAACCTGCCCGCCCAGCTCGCGCAGGGTCGGGAGCACCCCCTCAATGTTCTTGTGGATCATGCGTCCTCCTCGCCGTTTTCCGGCTCCGCCGAGCCAAAACGCTCTTGGATCAGGGCGCAGGCGTCGAGCACCGCGCGCCGCGTCGAAGCGCTGTACAGATCGCGGCAAAGCATGGCCCGCACCAGGCTGGCCGCAGCCGCTTTTTCCTTCTCGAAAGGATCGGTCCGAATGGGGGGGTAGGGTGTCTGCGGCGTCTTCACGGCCTTTTGCGTGGTCCGGTACAGCCGGGTGTTGCCGTCTTTGCCCTGTTGAGCCACATAGCCCTCTTCCGCCAGCCACACGCAATACGCCCGGACCATGGCATAGGATGCGCGGGTCAATTGGGCGATGCGGGACAAGTCCCATCCGGGCTTCTGAATGCGCACGGCTCTCCAGATGCGGCCATAAAAGACCCCGCGATCCGGCTGGTACTGCCAGTTGTAGCGGTAAAGCCCAGGCTGGACCCGGACCAGCTCGCGGGCGCGGACCATCTGGTTCAGCCTGCTGCGCAGGGCAGCGGAACCCGCTTCGTCCCCTGCGACGCCCAACGCCTCGTAGAGCTGGGCGTTGCTCACGGTGGATGAGGCGTCGGGGCAAAAGCTACGCACCGCCGTGCGCACCTGTTCCATTACCTTGGTTCGCATGCGCGCCTCCTACGAACGTCTCCAGGAGCGGCCCCGGAGCGCGTCTTCCAGCATGTCCTTGTCCACCTCGGACGTTTCCCGGACCTTGGCCACCTGTTCCAGTTGGAGCAGCATGTTGCGCACCAGCCGGAAATCCCCCTCGGCCCGCGTGGCCATCATGCCGCAGACATCCGGCGGCACGGACAGGCCAGCGGCCCGCAGCGCGTAGAGCATGATCTCCTCGTGCCGGATGGGTCCGAATTGCACCTCGTGCGTCACGCGGCTCCAGATGCGGCGGCGTTTGGCCAGCAGCCCCATGAGATCCTCCTCGCCGATAAGCACCACGGGCACGCCCGTGGCCTCATGGATGTCCCGAAGATCCTCCAGTCTGCCCACGTGCAGCCGGTCCGCCTCGTCAACGAAAATCGGCTGCATGACCTTTTCCAGGATGTCCACGATCATGGTCTTGCAGCGGTTGCAGTTGTGCGTAGGCACGTCGCCGTTGGCCCCTCGCGCCTCGTGCAGCAGCCGCTGGAGAAACGCCGCCTGCGTCCAGTCCTGCCAGACCCGCAGGTAGATGCCGCCGCGCTCGGTGTAGTAGTTCGATGCGGCCATGGTCTTGCCGCGTCCGGCCTGTCCCCAGGCCAGAACGAACCCGGAGAGTCCCTTGTTCGCGTCCACCATGGTGTCCACGGCGCTTCGGAACAGCCCCACAGCCTCGGTTTCGATGAATACGTCCCGCATGATGCCTCCTTTATCGGGCCGTGGCCCGCATGCTCGCCTGGTGGGCGTACAACTCTCGCAGCTGCTCGAAACGCCCGGAAAAATACTTCCGGAACTCCTGGGTTGCCTCGTAGTAGTCCACCCAGGCCCTGTCCTCGTCGGCCAGGGGAATGCCGTCCCGCACGGATACGTTGAAGAGGTATTCGTAACGTTCCAGCTCGGTGCGGGTGCGCAGCTTCTTGGCAGGGATGTAGGCCGGTTCGGCGGCCATTTCCTTGCGGACGCGCTCCTGGAGCGCTTCCAGCCGCACGCGCTCCTCTTCGCTCATCAGCACGGGCTGGGGCGCGGGCTTGGTATCCATGCGCAAGGGCGCGGCGGCCTCGCCCTCGCGCCGATCCGGCGCGCTCTCCGCCCGGACCTCCACGCTCTCCAGCCTGCGTCGGGTTTCCGGCATGACCACCGCTTCCAGCATCTCCAGCGCCCTGGCCGAGGCCAGCTTTTCCTGTTCGCGCTTGAACGAAAGCGCTTCCCGCAGAGACCGTTTCTGCGACTCGTTGCCCAGGTGTTCCGCCACGGGGTGCATGGCGTTGAGGCCGAGGCGCTCCGCCTCGCAGATGAAGGTTCCGTCCAGGTCGTAGACCAGCACGAAATCCTGGTTCTGGGGGTCGTAACGCAGCAGCGCCGGATGGCGGCGGCCCGTCAGATGGGGATGGAAATACTGTTCGCCCCGCAGGGAAACGCCCTGCTTGGTGATGGTCTTGACCTCCTTGGCCAGCATCAGCAGATCCAGCCGGGCCAGATCCACGCCCGGCCCGGTCCCGGCCTCGAAAACCTCGCGCGGGGTCCGGCCCTTGAGGTGCCGCGCCCGGCTCGGACGATCCGCGTACTTGTCGAAGAAAAAAGCCAAGGTGCGGTGCGTTTCCTCCAGGGTCAGGGGCCGCCCGCCCATGGCCTCGTAAAGCTGCCGGTGCAGCGTCTCGCCCCGGTTCATGCGCGGCGGCTTGGCCGCGATGCAGTTGCCCGTGTAGCTGGGCACCCAAGTCTCCAGCTCGCCCAAGGTGCGGAAGAAGCGCTCAACCGGCTTGGATTGCCCGTGGTAGGGCCAGGCATGCACCACCTGCACCCCCAGATCCTCGAACAGTCCGGTCAGCCCGGCCTGCCGGAAATCCCGCGAGCCCTGGAAAAACCGCGACCGAAACGCCTTGCCGTTGTCCAGGTAGGCCACCTTGGGGATTTTCCCCAGGGCGATGCAGGCCCGCCGGAACGCCGAGGCGATGCACTGCGTGTTCTCCGTGGCCATGACCTCCCAGCCGACCGGATAGTTGCTCCGACCGTCCAGCCAAAGCAGCAAGGTCATGCGGCAGGGCTTGCCCGTGGCGGGGTTGATCGTCTCGAAGTTCAAGACGTGCCCGTCCGCGATGACCACCTCGCCCACGTCCACCAGGGTCCAGTCCCGCTGTACGGCCAGGGCGCAGTTGTCGTTCCAGGCCTTCTTGCCCTCGCGCATGAAGGTCCAGTCGTCGAAGCATTGGGACATGTAGGCGTCGAGATAGCGGCGCAGGGTGGCTTCGCTCGGTTCGGGCAGTCCCCGGCCCTTGAATATGGCCCGGGCCTCCCGGACCACGGAGCTGATGGCCGGAGCCTTGGGGTCCATGGCCAGCCCCAGGAGAACCTCCCGATGCGCGTCCGTAAGCATGCTCCGCCCCCGGTGCGCCAGGCCCCGCTTATCCGCCAGGGCCAGCACGGACTCGGCGCGCTCCTGGATCAGCTTCCAGCGCTCCAGGGTTTTCCATGAAATTTTCGGCCCCAGCGCGGCCAGCACTTCGGGCCAGACCCCGCCGCGGTAGGCCAGCAGGAACTCTTCCTTGGCCTTGATCGTGGCCCCGTGGCGTCCCTGCCAGTTCAGATACAGGCGGAGCAGGTCCGCGCGGTTCAGCGCCAGCCGCTGCCGCCGCGCATCCAGGGACAGGGTGCGCCGCCGCGCCTCGTCCGGGGCCAACGCCGGAACCGCCGACGGAGCCAGCCCCGCGCCCGCCTCAAGCGCTTCCGCCTCGCGCCGGGCCGCCTGGGCCTTCTGCTCGGCCACGCGCAGCGCCAGCCGCGTCTCCTCGGGCATGGACGCCACCAGCCACTCATTCCCGCCCCCGCGCCCCGACCTGGTCCGCGAGCGCCAGCCCTCGCGCTTGGCCTTTTCGCGGACGTTTCTAGGGGCGATCCCCATAAGCGGTCCAAGCTCGGTTGCCGTGTATGCGTCCTTCATCGTGCCCATGGCGTCTATCCCTTGTTTTCCGCCCGGCGGGCGACTTCCCGCAGTTTCTTGATGTTCACCGACTTGCGAATCCCATAGCCGTACACGTCCACGTACCAGGCGCTTTTCCCGTTCTTGAGCCGCACCGCATAGGGTTCCCCCTTGCAGGCCACGGTCACGAGCTGCATCTCTCCGCCCGTTTTGACCCAAAGCAGAAACCGGGCTCCCCTAAATATTCCTGTTCGGGGAGGATATTTCAGGCATGGCTCTGTCGTCATGCGATCCGTCTTTTTCCCTGTTCGATCTGGCTGCGAAGATCTTCCGGCAGTCCCAGCCACCGCTCCGGGCATCCCATATCAAGAAGGGCCAGCAGCACCCGCCGATTGTTTGCCCCACCTCGAACGGTCCGGCACACTATGGAAGTGGCCTTGATGCCCGCCCGTGCGGCTACGGTTGCGTAATTGATACCTTGGCCATCTAGCCATTCCCTGATCCGCCACGGCTTTCGCGTGCGCCCTGCGCCAACGGCCGCGTGCGGGTTCACGGTAGTATTCAAAAGTCTGCCTCCAGCTTGCGTTTTGTCTTTTTGGCTTCGCGCTCCGCCAGCACCGCCTTCCCGTAATCCCGCAGCCGCCGGTCTTCCGGCGTCATCACCTCGCAGCCCAAAGCGGCCAGCAGCGGCTCCAGGGGGGCGGAGCTGCCCGTGGCCAGGCAAAAGGCCACCAGCGCGGTGATCGAGGGAGGATGTTCCCTGTCCGAGCGAGAGACCCACTTGTCCAGGGTGGCCGTTTTCACGGCCTTGGCATTGCCCGAGGTGAGCTTCACCCCGGCCTGGCGGGCGAGTTCGCTCATGCGGTCCGCGATCAGATCTCGAGACAGGGTCGGATGCGCCTCCGCCGCCATGTTCATGGCCGCCCTGACGAGCGGGAGCAGGCTGGCCAGCACCGCCACCTCCCGGTGGCCGTCCGTGATATGGAAGAGGGAATATTGCCGCACCGCTTCACCGTCCAAAGGGTTCCGGGACCCCCGTCCAAACCGTTCCATTGACCGTTCATGCGAGCGAGTGCTAAATCAGGCTAGAGAGTGACCCAATTCATTGCCGCCCACAGGTATGTATTTAGGTCAAAAATGAAGTCATTGCAACTGAGTTTTTAGCATCCGACTTCATTTTTTCAAAAAAATGCATTTATCCTGTCCGGGCAAAATGTTACGTGTACGCGTAGCATCCAGCTTTTGCGTCCAACTTATTGAGAGGCAACCCGGATGCATGGATTATCAGAACGAATCAAGCAGGTTCGTGGTGACATGAGCCAAGACGCCTTTGCCGCCGCCCTTGGCGTCAACAAGGCCACGCTGGGGGGGTATGAGCGCGGAGAGCGTATCCCAAAGTTGGATTTTGCAGCCAAGCTGAGTGAGAAGTTTAACGTCTCAATTCACTGGCTGCTCAATGGCGAAGGCCCTATGCGGCGCGATTTGACGATTGAGAGGCAACTCCCGAGCGCCAATTTTTCACTGCCTCTAGCCGCAACGCCAGAGCCAGAGGAAACGACCTCACTCTCCGACGAGGAATTTTTGATGTATGTGAGTTGGGGGAGCGGTCTCGGACAAGACAGACTGACACTCACCCCGGCGCAGTGGGAGCGACTCTGCGAGATACACTTGACACGCTGTGCAAGCGCAAGTGCAGAGCGGGACGCCCTCAAAAGAGAGGTCAAGCGCCTTGAAAGAGAACTTGTCGAAAAGCAAGGCAAAATCGAACAGTTACAAGAAGAACTTCTGCGATGGAAGTCGACGCGGATTGCCGAGCTGCTGGAGATCCACGAGAAAGAGTTGGACTTCGTAATGATGAAGGCAGACTTGGCAGAGATGCGGGCACAGATTGCGGAATTGAAATCCCGTGGTGCGCCAGAACCCGACGCCTCCGAACCCGCACGCAATACCGGCTGAAGCGTCGGGGCGTCCTGATTATACTGAAGGACTTTCTTCTGGAGATATAGGCTGCTTTAATAATCCCAAAAAATCAATGCGGTCAACCTGAAGCAGGCTAGTCTCTGCGGAAAAAAAGCAGTCCTAAGAACAGGATCAATAGCATGGGGCCGAAGAAGAGGGCAAAGGAAGCGCCCCAGCCCCAATGCCAGCCATAGTGCGCTCCCATCACCCCGCTGATCGTGCCGAGCAAGGGGAAGTATGCCAGGATTGCGCTCAGTGGAGCGGCAATGATCCAATGCCAGCCCAGCCACTCGGAAAGCCCAGCATACGTGGCTCCGAGTTGGTACAGCCCAAGCAGGAAGTAAGCCACCGGAAAAACAGCCGCAGCAATATTTTTGAGTGCTTCCATGTAATCCATGTATACCTAAGCCGATAGTTGCGCAACAATAATCTACATATTTCTCCCCCTGGTCGCGCTCTTCCGTTCTCATATTGAAAGCAAAAAAGGCCCGAAAAGGGCCTTTCGTTCTCAACTCTTTTTTTCGACCGAACGCCGCGCCACCGCGTCCGTAAAACCCGCATCCCGCCTATGTTCCGCTCGCATTCCGCCGATTGAATTCAGGCTCGACGCCCATTCTCATCTCTCCTGCCCCCCCATACCTGCATACCCGGCACCACCCGATTGCGGCGATTCGAGGCCGAGACAAACGCACACGCACGTTGAGAAAACGGGTCACCCGACATGAAAAATGTCGGATGACCCGTTTCTTCATAAAGCTTTAGGAGCCATGCGGCTGGGCGGCCTCGATTCCCGCCCGAACCACGCCTTGTTCAGCCAAGCCGCTGCACAGGACGGAACGGCTCAGCCATCCCCTTTGGCGCGCTCCCCGAAATATCGGTAGATCTTCCGCAGCGTGAAAAACGACTCCACGGAATAGTACAATACGAATGCCCCGCAAAAATACGTGACCCAGTCCACCCGCTGATAAAGGCAGAAGAGGTAGAGGACGTAGAACGGGTACTTGGAGCGGATGAACAGGCGGACCTCCAGCCCAAGCTCGTTGGCGTAGACCACCAGACCGATGAAGAGCAGGTAGGCCGAACTGAAGAGCAGCATGACCGGACCGAACGCATTCAGGTGATAGATCGCCGCTGCCGGAAGAAACACCACCCCGAGCTGGTCCGCGACGATGTCCACGAGAGAGCCGCCGGGGTGCGCCAAGCCCTTTCGACGCGCCAGAGGACCGTCTATGCCGTCGCAGGTCACGTTCAGCACGACGAAGACGATGGCGACCTTGTACCAATCCGGCGGAACCAGACAGGCGAGCACCAGAAACACGACGCCGAGCAGCGTGACCTGATTGGGAGTGACTCCGATTTTTTGCAGCAGAATCACGAGCGGAGTGAACAGCTTGTCCCGCATTACCGCGAAAGCCTTCTGCGTCCTTCGTTCCTTTTTATTGAAACTGTCCAACGAACCCCTACCTGATCTTGGTGAGAAAAGCGGGCGTCGCATTGATGAACGGCAACGCCGTGGCGTACACTCCCGCCTGAAACAATGTCTTGCAATACTTTTTAATGATCCCTTCCTGCATCGCGCTCTGGAAATTGCGCAAGAGGCTCATGTCGTTGGAAAGCCCCTGCTCGAAAAGGGAAACCATGCCGTAGGGCGTAAAACGAATTCTCCGCCGCAGCATGTCGAAGTAGGATTCACTTTCGCACGGTTGCTGCTCGGTTTCACCGACTATGAACTGCTCCTGCGGGAAATGCGCGTCCGATCCGATGGCCCAGCCCAGGCCCCTGCCCCGCTTCTCAGGCGGAAGGTCCAAGGTGGCGTGCAGCTTGTGGAGCGAGCGGCGAAACAGGGAACGCGTCATGGGACCGAACAACCTGCAACTGATGGTCAGGGCCGAGCTGTTGTGGATTTCGACGTAATCGACCATGTCCAGCAACGCCGCATACGCGTCGCATGAAAGGACGTTCCCGGCGGCGCTCCTGCAGATGTGAAACGGATGGGGGATGGAGGTGATGCAGTCCAGCTCGCCCGCGATGCGGGCCACGTCCCAGCAGGACCAGCCGAAACTCGGCAGTTGCCCCAGCCCCTTGCGAAGATGGTCTTCGTCCCGGAACAGGAAGATGACTTCGACATTCTCCGAGGAAACCGCCTCCACGCCGGGCAGAATGTAAGTACGTCCCCCTTCGGCGGCTTCCAGAAGATGGTGGTAAGCTTCGAGGGGATTCTTATAGGAATGTTCCGTGGAGGCGAGGCAGGCGAGGCCGCCTTCGGCGACGATCCTGCGCGTCAGACGGACGCGCTTTCGCCGCAGCCTGCGGGAAAGGCCGTACACGTTGGCATGGTAATGGAGATCGATGCGTGTCGTATTGCCCACGTGCAACCCGTTTTCGTGCTTCAGATCCAACTTCCGGTTCGGCGGCAT